TGAGTTAATTTACTTCTATTAATTATGTTATTCTTAATTCTAGGATTAGGGTAAGTTAACTCTAAATCTCCTCCTGCTGTAGTTGTAGAACCAATAATCTTAGTCTGTGCATTTACTTGAAGTGTAATCAATCCAAGTAAAAATATGAGTATGTACTTCATATGTTAATAGTCTTTAGCTTCGTAACTGAGTGTTACACTTGTTGCTGTTACTGCTGCTCCTGTAGCTGGATTAAAGAATCTCACTTTACACGTTCCAGTAGCTTTTGTGTGTACTGAGATTGTATAGCTTGTAGTTCCTTCTACTGTTACTAGCATTGTGTAAGTAGCATCAGGCATTACTGCTGAAAAAGTCACTGTCAAATCACCGCTACCGTCTGTTTTTCCTGTTGCTACTCCGTGTTGAGAGCGAAGAAAGGATGGGGTTCCTGCTGTATGGGTTAATGTGGAAATTGCCCCTGATCCAACAGAAGGCTTAGAAGTACTTGCTCTAGGAAGCAACTGATAGTTGTTTGAGCCACCTAAGTCATCTACGATTAAGATACCTGTAGTATCTAAACGCATACCAAAAGTCTTGTTGTCGAATTTCCTATAATTGATTAATAAAATGTTTCGCTGAGCTCCAGATAAGGATACAGTACTTTTTTCTCCACCAGCAGACATGAATATGTCGCCATTATACATAGAGAGATAATCTTTTTTATACATTAACCCAACCTCACCTTGAGATTCGTTTACATACAGTCCTGTTTCATTAAAAGAGTAAGTTCTACTTGGGTAACTAGGGAAATAGCCCAGTGTAAATGATTTTGATCCGTTAGTAGGCATTCTCAAATAAACATCACTGGCAATAGTATCACTCTCATACCTAGCCCCAAAACTAGGCACACCAGCAGTCCATTTTAAAATGTTGACTGTGTTGGAGGTGGTGGAGGGCTTTGTAATAGGAAGTAATTGATAACTGCCTACTCCGCCACCAATCTCAACAAAGTGTCCAGTAGTGTCAATAGATTCTTTGAAGTACTCACTTGTTATGTCTTTATAAGCTTCTAGCCTAACGATCCCTGGTGCTGCGGCTACCTTCCCTGCAATTGAAAAATCCGTATCATAGCTTTCGAGTGTTGCAGTGCCACTTCCAAAAGCACCCAATGCCGCCCTATTATTAACTAGACTTACTTCTCCGTAATAATCAGGACTTACATACAACCCGTATTCACCTGCCTCGTAATATCTATCTGGAAAATGTGGCCAGTAGCCTTGTGCGTAAGTCTGACTACCATCAGCAGCCATAGCTGCATAGGTGTTCTCTTGAGAAAGAGAATCGGAGCCTGAGTAGATACCATTGCCATCAGCAGTGCCTCCACTTCCAGACATCAAATTAAACCCTACAATAGGATTCAATATCATCGTATCATTGAGTACTTGAAACAAAGGAACTTTAACTGTATCCTGAGTTAGTGAGTAACCAGGTGATGCGGAAGTATACCAGTATAAACCATCAGGTAGTGTACTTGTATATAAACCACAGGTAGATACCTTAAAGGTATTAGCGGTTAAACTATCTACCACAATAAAGTCTGGAACATCGTCATCATCTGTAGGACGTACATAAGTACCTCCGACCCTCTTAACTGGAGTTCCTTTACTGAACTGGTGATTTGTTTTTGTAATTGTTTTTTCGCAAGGATTTCCTGCTGCATTGGTATTAATCAATGTAGCAAAGTAATTCTGAATGCCTGCTTGTAAAGCATTCGGTAATCCATCTACAAACACTGGATAACCATTAGAAGTTGCTCTAATGATAGCACCAATGTTATTAGGTGGATTAGGGTAGTTGCATATCACTCGAAATGTAATCAACTTGGTTACATCTGAGCGAGAGTTGATAACGCTTATTCTTCCTACATATGTATTTGCGCCAATCTGACAAAAGAACTTGTCGTTTACGTTAATGTTACTAGGTAGGTACTTGTTTACAGAATTTGTAAAGTAGCCTGTAATTGACCAAGTGGAGTCAGACACATTTGACACAGTGGTCATTTGTAGTCTACCATTCATTTGGTTAGCTGTAACACTTTGAGCATTGATGGTGCAAATACCTATAAGAAATAAGCTTATAAATATTAATATTTGTTTCATATTTAAATTTGCATTTAAATTGTATTTAGAATGCGAGAACAATTGTCCATTTTTCGTATACCTGAAGGTTACTCACACGTAAGGTAAGTACTCCTCCTGACACACCTATAATTTCCTTTTGTACAGTATTGATTGAATCATCTACAATAAAAGGATAAGTAGTACTTGGGCCGCCATTTACTTGGTTGGATTCGTCATAAACTTCAAATGAGTAAGGACGGAACAAGGATGTATAGCCCGCATTTAAAGTAGTATCTCCTAAGTTAATAACAATAGTGAATGTACCACTGCCACTAAGATCTGCACTTGTGCCTGTTATTTGCAGTCCTTCTAGCCTGTTGGTAGTAGGTACTGTAAATGATGCACTGCCTGTAGCACGTATCATTGTTACTTCATTCCCAAAGGAAGTTACCTTCGTAGTAGGAGCTAAAGTATAAGTTTGTTTTGCACTAGAGAATCCTCCAGAGCCGAGTTTGGTGTTGATCCACGATAGTAGACTAACCTCATAAGGAAGAGGGTGGGGCGTAAAATCACCTTGCCTTTTCTGCAAGAGTTCTATCCCCATCCCTATTCTTCTACCTGCATTATACGGAATGTATATGTCGTCAGGCAACTCGGATTTTAAAGCATCTTCTCTAGCATTTAAATCTTTGCTAAAGAACATTTGTTATTAATTTTGTTGTAGTTAAGGAATAATGGTTCCGTAAACATAAAAGTCAGCAGTTGCAGCTCCGCCTTGAGTACCTGTCAAAGACAAGTATAAATTACTTAAAGTATAGGTGTTATTGACAGCAAGAGTAAGATCAAGTCCTACAGTTGCAGCAGTAAGTGCAGTATACACTTGAGCAGCAGCTACGATTGCAGTACCACCTTTAGATGTAGCAGTATAAATACCACCGTCAGCAGCAGTCAAAGATGTAGAAGCATTGGTTACAAAAATGCGTGTAATACGATATTTCTTAGAACCAACTCGTGTAATTGGAATAGCTTGATCAGTAGTTACATTCATGTTAGCACCAATCTTAGCACCAAGAAGTATTTCTACACCGGGAGCAATAACAGAGCTAGCAGTTGTGCTAGTACTTGTAGAGTAAATGGTACCAGTATTAACGATATTACCGGTATTACCACGCCCTAGAATGTAGGTTAGATAAGTAGCAAAGTTAATTGAGTTAGAACTGATGGTATCATTAGCAGCAGCTACACTATTGGGGTCACCAACCGCACTAGTAATGCGAGAATTGTAAGGAATCCAAACATCTGTTGGAGTAGTTGTTTGAGCGTTCTGCTCAATCTGCTGAGTAGCAGGATCAAAAAATCTCATTGTATAAATGATTTAAAAAGTTTGTTTGTTAATGTAACGACATAAAAAAAGGAGAGTCGAATTAATTTTCATAATTCAGACTCTCCTTTAGTTACTTTAGTTAAAGTTTAATTTAATATAGACTAGATTGTAACCAAGTCAGAGCCTACGCTAGTCAACCAAGAGTCGATAGCAGCATCCCATTGTGTTACTGTAGTAGTACTAGCAGTAGGAATAAGGATAACAGCTTTTTGAGGAACCTTAACAGTGTTTGCACTGTCGATGGTAGTATTGGTTACATGCTCAATGTTGTAGCGGTTGTACGTACCAGTTGTACTAACTGGAGATGGGAAATGGATGATTGGGTTTTCATCATGGTTCAACGTGTATTTACGTTGCTGATGAGTACGCTTGTATTCCAAGTCCAAAATACGACCTACACCTTGACCTTCAAAAGCGAAGGTAACTTGTGCGCAGTAAACTGAGCTAGCAAAGCCATAACGCTTACCGATCTGAAGACCAATTTTAGTCTGAGGAACACGGTCATCATAAGCCAATTTGCGATCCAAAGCAATTACTGCAAATGCATCGGTAGTGGCAGCACTACCAGCAGTAGTCAAATCAATAGTGATAACTGAACAGCCTACTGGCAAAGTAGCAATCAAGCTAGTTGCCTGAGCAGCAGTCAAAGTTACACCGCGAGTACCAGTTGTAGTGGTAACCAAAGGAAGGTAACCAGCAGTAATAGAAGCACGCGCAGTACCACCAGTACCACCAAGATTCAATGCAATAGCATAAACAGGTTCAGAACCTTTGTTTTGGCTAGCAACTACTTGGCTTTGACGGTTGATTTGGTATACCATGTTTTGTACCAAATGGTCTATTGGATTAACAGTACCAAGTGCGGTATAGTTAGGCGTAGTATAAGAAGGTACAAAATAACGACGAGCCATGTGGTTAATGTCCTCAGTCATAGCACGACCAGTATAAGCTACAGTCAGACCATAAGTGGTATTGTTAGCAGCAGCAATTGCACCAGTAGATGCATTACCAACTACCCAGCCAGACCATGTTGGAGCTGTGTAAGCTTGCTTAGTAGCATAAATTTCACCATTACCTACAATTGTACCAGAACGCTCATATGGGCGTGGGAACAATGGGTAAGAGTAAGTGCTCTGAGAAGGAGCTGCACTATCGGCAGTACCTTGAGCGATGTAGATGTTTGGAGCTTCTGCTTTCGTAGGAGTTGCATCCGTAGCCACGTTCAATGCTACTGTTCCGAAAATAGAGTCACAGAAAATACCCAACTGACCGTCCGCAAGACGAACAGCACCAGTAGAGGGATTTGAAATGTTGTTACCAGAGCCAGCAGTGTTATACAATGCAAGATCACCAGCAGATGCAACTAGGAAAGTTTCCAAAGCTGCACGATTGTTTCCATTAATCATGATAAATAATAAGTGTTTAATTTGTTAATTGTAGCCTATTGATAGCTCCATCACGGCTGCTTTGTTCACCAGTTACCGTGGAAGCATATTGAATGGCTAAATCAACAATTTCGGGATGTACGGAAATAGACAACTCCGACGTTTGTGTAGGGTAGATATTCCCATCTAAATATGTATAAGTACCTTGACTAATCTTACTAGGTATGCGTACATAATCAATGTACATCTTACCTAGTGTATTGTTTAGATCAGGATACAAATAAATTGATCTTCCTGTACCAGAGCTACTTAATCCAAATGAAGCCAGTATCTCAGTACTATTGCTGCTTAAGAATGGATCATTTTCAGCTACGAGTTTATCATCGTGCTGAATCAATCTGATTCGAGCTTTATTTCTACAGTTGATTACTTCTACTTTAGCATTTATAAAATACAAATACTCGTACTTTAAGTCAGCTAGTGGAAGTTCATACATGTGTTCATCCTGATGGTAAATTAATGTAATAGGATTTTGTGCTGGATAAGAGACTACAAGTGTACCTAAATCATCAATTCGTTTCTGAGTTTCCTCAAATCCGGTACCATCTGGAGTACGAGAGATAAGCTTGGATTTAATTAGATCAAGTTGAGCAGTATTTAAAAACCAATCAATTTCATTGTCTAGAAATGTCTTTCCTTTTAAGCTTTCGATATTATCGCGCTTGAATAAGAAATCCCATTTCAGTTCTTGAGCAGTCATGCGCTTTATTGTTTATAAAAGCTTTGCTTTAACTTCTTGCTCTAATTCCAATACCAAGGAATCTTTTTTAGGATTCAATAGAAAATCAATGGCTTCACTATAGCGTTCTCCAATTACAATAGAACCTTTTGCACGATTCCATGTGTAAGAATCTGATTTCTCATATACTACACGAGTATCTAGTGCTTTCTTAAGCAACAGTCTAGCAGCAAACTCTTGACGACCTTTTTCATCCTTCAGCAAATTAGCTGTCTGAATGAATTTATCAGTAGTCGGTTTAAGTAATGAATCAGCCTCAATGAAACGATACAATACGTTATCGGCCTGTTCTTCTGACAATGGAGATGCAGTAGAAGCTAGATCTAAAATCCAAATGATTTCTTTCTTCTTAGCAGAAGATAAAGAAGGATCGGCAAGCAAAGCAAATGCTTTAATCTTGCGGGAATTACGCTCGTGGATGATCTCTTCTCCTTCATTTGTAATGGCTATATAGTGAGTAGCATAAGGCCATTTGTGTGCCTTTAATTCTCTTTCGGAATTGGCTATATACTTGGAGTCTAATGCTACATAGTAAAACATAAGATCATCAAAGTTGGCTAGGTCTAGCACTGTAGCTCCATCTTTTAATGTCCATGTTTTCATTTGAAAGTAAGACATCTTTTCAGGATCTAAACTGTCACCTCTACGCCACGACTTATTGGTTAAAAATCCAGGAGTAAGATTCCATTTTTGTTCTTCTTTATCCTGAAGTGTTAGCTCTTTCCCTTGTGCATTTAATTTAACTACTCCCTTTTCTTCCCAAGGTTTATAGGAAAGACCATTCAATAGTCCTCCTACGCGTTGAGAATAAAGCGCAGTCATTTTTACTTTAGCGTTTCCTACTTTAGTTTTATCGATTTTCTGTCCAGATGTAGGGTCTGTCCAGTTATGAATCCCGTAAGCTGAGTCACGAGGTTTTGTGTATATAAATACTTTAGAAGACATAATTGTTGTTATTTGTTAACGAGGTGTTTTCCTCCTCCCTTTATGGTAATCTGATAAAGGTATTCCAAGTTTTTTATTGTTGGGACAATAAGTAGCCTCCACCTAAAGGGCTAGTCTAGGTGGAGGATATTATGAATTATTAATAACTACTAGAGTGTAGATTGATCGCTATAAATAAGTTCCAGAATTGTTATCCTAAGAGTTTTTTATCTCTTAGTTCTTATAATTTCTTATAAGCTCAGCATATATTTTCGCATTGTTATGCGTTCGGCACTCGTGGGAAGATTATATTTATTCACTTCCTATGCGTTACACTGCTTTCTTGCCGTTAGCCATCAAGAAAGTTAGCACGGTATTTCCATATCCGTAGACTTAGGATTCACCGTTTTTGCCGAATTTTTTATAGAAGAGGCGTACCTTATTAATCGGTTAATGTAATTATAGAATTCTTCTGGAGTAAGTGTTCCTTTAGCTCTATTGCATTCAAAACAGCAGGGACGAGAATTTTCTAAAGTATATCCTTTAGAGTTATCATATCTGTCTATTCCATTGTGCAATATATGCTCAGGACAACCTTTAAATGTATGTTTCATTAAAGGCTTTACTCCACAGTAAAAACAATTAGACGTTATTATTTTAGTAAATTCATCTTGATTTAAAGTAAATTCTTTTTTAGTTGTTCTGGCACGAGATACATATCTTGTAAACAATCCTCTTAAGGATTGTCCAAAAGAACCTTTAGGATGATATAGTTTATGTATACATCCGCAAGATTTAGAATAGCCATTTTTAATTCTTTCAAATCTTGTAATAAATTCCTTTCCACAATCACATTTACATAAACATGCAGATGCTTTTCTCTTTAGACTTTTGTCTAAAAAGTAACCCGGAAAGTCAAGTACGATCAAAGAATTAAATCTACTACCTTTATACTTTAAATAATCTTTTACTTTAAAAAAATCTGATTCTACGTATTCTATGTTTTTACTTTTTATTCTATAATTTACACTAGTCATAATTTAGAATAATTTCACCACTTCTTGTAGGATCTAACATTACGATACCAAAAGTACCTTCGCAGCTTTGATCGTACTGAGCTTTCAGCATCGCTACATTCTGGCCTTTAACTACACCCATTGGGCCTACAGTCCCCATCATGGTTGCATGACGGTAAGTATCTTTTACTTTAAGAGCCATAATGTTCTGCTGCATACCAGTTGAACCAAAGTCCATGAAAGTCAAACGAGCTGAGTCGATTGGGTATTCAGTGTAGATTGGGTGGTAAGTTTTGCAGTAACGAGCAGAGTCGTACATTGGGTTAATTGCCAAACGGATCTTAATACCGAGAGGGCCTACATAGCTGGTGAACATAGAACCAAACTCAAGAGCTTGATCTGTGTATTCAGCACTAGTACGACGGATGTAATGAGTATCCATAGTCAAGAAAGAAGAAGCTACAGCAGCAAGAGCATCGTGGAAACTAACTGCTCCCAAAGAGCCAGTTACACCTACAACGTCGCGGTTGTTTTCGTCTTCACGAGCAAAGAAAATATCCATCAAATAGTCCTTCAAACGTGTTACAGAAGGAGGAGTGTTGATGTATTCCGTATGCCCATCTTTCATTTGTTCTCTCAACCCTGGGCCAGTCTTGATCCACTCAGGAGCAATAGTAGAAGGTTTGGTCTGCTTAACGCCATACCAAGCTTGTACCTCCATAGACTGATACAGTTCATTCCACTGCTTAGCTTCAGCATAAGGCATAAAGCGCTTAACTACCTGCTGTTTGCCGGTGTTAGGATCAGTGTAAATGAAGTCAAAACCGAGACGACCTTCATCACGAAGAGCCTTATCAGTTACAGTGATCTTCTGAGCAAATGCACCTACTTGAGACTCAAGCATAAACGGAGCAGCATACTGTTGAGTACCGAACTGATCGTTGGCTTCACTTACTACACTAGTCCAGCCTTTAGACCACTCTGCACCTACTTCCAATTGATCGGAAGGAAGATACTTAGAGGGATCATCACCTTGAAGACGTAGGACGTAAATATCATTTATATTCAGTATGGGTCGTTAGTCCATACCCGTTCTATTTAGAACAGCTTTATGTTACCATAAAGATTAGGTCATATCATCTTCTTCATTTTCTGAAGAAGCTCTCCGCTTCGGATCACTTGATCCTACGAGCTGACGCTCTGACCGTCGAAGGTTATAATTGTATAATCTATTATACCATTCTGTAAATTCCTGTAATGTTTGATCGTTTTTAGCGACATTACATCTTTTACAGCATGATACAACATTTTCAGGAGTATATCCCTTTGAACTATCAATCCTATCTATTCCATTATACTTTACTGATCCTGCATGACTTTTCTTTAGGTTAGAAGGTTCTATGCCACAATAAAAACAATGTTGTTGAAATAAATTCATTGCTCGTTCATCTGAAAGTTCAAACTTAATATGCTCACCCCGGTATCTATTCTTATAATCACTTAGCACAAGGTTTAATAAAACTTCAATAGGTTTTTCTCTTAATCTAGTCTCTTTAATGCAAGTTAAGCACTCAGATTTTAGATCGTTATGAAATCCATTTCTAAGAATTTGGCTAATCTGATTAGGAGTAGCTTTTCTCAAAAATCCACATTTACACTCTATAATATGATATGGAGTTTTACATTTACTATTATGCCAATTACGCTCAGATACAACTGTCCAATTTTGAAATTTAAATCCAATTGAAAAGTTAAGCTTAGGTTTACTTTTTATTCCTTTCATTATTATACAATTATCTTCCCTGCTGATTACCCTTCCCTGTCCTAAGAGAGTGGGGCTTTCCAGCAATTCAAAGAGTTTTTCGATTTATATCACTATAAAAAGGGACATATTTACATATCCATCACCATCGGCAAATGGGCCATCTACAATTTCACATGGATATTCTGGGTTTTTAGGCAACAGAACGTCTGGACGTGCATAGTAGTTCAAGTCCAATTTGATGCGGAAAGTAGTACCATTCAAACCTGGGGCAGTGTTGCCACTTTCAATGTTGGTAACAACAACAGCGTTGCGTACTTCAGCACCTTGCAATCTCCAACGGAAGATTTCTGAGGTCAATTCTTTTGTTCCGATTGGGGAACCTTTAGTTAAACCAGTCAACAATTTACCTGTAAAGAAGCGTGACTTAGCAGAGTAAATAGTCGAAAGGGTGTTATCAAGCATATCTGGCTTACCTGTATCGTAGGCAGCAGACAAATATTGGGAGTTAATGTAATTACCTCCAAAGCCTTCGTAACGACGAATTACTAGGCTAGAACCTTTAGCAGACATAAATATTTATTTTTGTGTATTTGTTGTTTATTGAAGTTGTTTAGCCCATTCGTCCCAATTAAACTCTTCTTCAATTTTCTTTCTAATTTGTTTCCCTTTAGGAACAATAGCTGTATCATCCAGTTTGTCCTTTAGAGAAGAAGTTATTTTTGTGTTCAATCTTTTTGTTAATCGATCATAGTCAATCCCTTTTTCTGGACTGTAATCCATAAGAACATCAGCCAATTGCACATAATGCTCAGGATTATTGTTAATCATTCTAAGTACTTGTACTAGCTCAGTTACGGGAGCTTTACTACGATCTGTATATACTTCATTTACTACAAAAGCTTTTAGTTTAGCTTTACGAGCATCATCGGCATCTTTGTAACTTTTAATAATGTTTACTCTATCCTCTTTCCACTTAAGCAAATCATCTCGATCTTTTTGACGTTGTTGCTCTATTTTACTGTTCAGCTCTTGTCTTTCCTTTTCTTGGAAAGCAATCAATTCACCGAGGTATTCTTTTGCCTCGCTTACAATTTCTCCAGACTGAGATAGACTTTTAATCTGATTCTCAATCTTATTGTCTGAAAATGCTGTGGTTTTTTTAAGATAGGTACGTACTACTTCTTGTTGGTTTTCCAACTCATCCAAGTCTATTGTACTAAAATCAAAAGGCTCTACTTCTGTTTCTTCATAAAAAGAATAGATTGGTTTCTTGTATGTCAATGCAAACTTTAATGCTAGTCTCGAATCTTCATCCAACGAATTGAGTAAAGATTCTTGAGCGCTTTTCTTAAAGCTTTCATAAGTAAGATCAATTGCTTCTGCTAGAGAATCAGTTGTTCCATCGAATGTAAAATCTTCTGGAACAGTTAAGTAGTTAGAGTCTTTTAAGGTTGTAAAAAATTCTTTGAGATCCACTGCTGAACCTGAATCTTCGTCATCGGATTCATCTGGTGCATCAGGGATATCTCCATCCTTGTCTTCTTCTTCCGTTTCGGGAGCATCTGAAGGAGTGTCTGGAATATCTGGATTATTGTTATCAATTTCCTGATCTTCAGGAGAAGTTGTATCATTGGTATTTTGTTGCTCCTTCTCTTCAGGAGTAAACTGGATAATGTCTTCGATGTTGAATTCCATAGTAATATACGTGATTTATGCAGGATTCCGCCTGCGAAAAATGAAAATAATAAATGTCTTATAGCAAGCTTAACTATTTAGAAGTCTTTGGCTTGTTGGCTTGCATTCTTTTTACCGCAATTTCTTGAGTTTTTAACTCTTTCTCCTGCGCTAATTTCTTTTCTTCAATGTCTAACTTACGGTTAGTTAATTGATTATCTGACTTAATTTTTTCTATCTGCAACTGGTCTGGAATACCATCAGTATTAGAATCCTGATCTTGAACAAACTTAAATGAATCAATTTGGGCTTTCTCAATTTGAGCATCAATATCCATTTGCTTCAACTCTTTTTCATGGGTCATTCTACGTTCTTCGGCAGCCAATTGAGCTTCTTGCATTTGCTTCTGATTATCCAATTCAGCCTGCTGTTGTGCTTGTTGTTGAGCCATGTTCTTCTTCTCTAGTGCTTTGATGTTAACTTCCATTTCAGCGATAGAATTAGCTTTAAACATAGTAATCATGTCAGACAATTTAGCTTGACCTGAAGACAACGCAAACTCAGATAGCTTTTCAATCTTCTGGAAGATCTCTTGATCTTTACGAGAGTTAGACACAAATACTGCCATATCAGCCCCAGTAAATTCTTCTGGAGATACTTCTAACAATTGAATAGACAAGTCATCTAATACAAACTGTTTGCGTAATCCTTTGTGCTTCCAACAATCTTGAGCAGCCTGAACCAGTGAGTTCAGTACACTTTCCCACAACTTAGCATGTGTGTGAAAATAAATCTCAGTGATGTGAGAAGATTGAATAATTGCATTTTGATTAGAAGTAGCTGTCTCATAAGGAGAGGCAGAACCTTCACGCTGTTTGGTAACACCTGCTACATCAGAAATTTGGTCATCAATAGCTGCCAACAACTGAACATAGTTCATGATGTGCTGCATGTTACTCCTATCCGTAGAAGAAGTAATTTTGCCACGTTGAGCAGAACCATGAGTATTGGCATTCTCTAGTGGGTTAAAGAAGTCAATGTCTAACTTATCTAAGTAGTACAGCGTTTTATCTAACCCTAATTGAGGATCAATCATTGTTACATCAAAATGGAATACCTTACCTTTGTCTTTGGCAATCATTTCTTTCATGCGGTGCATGATGATAAAATAAAGATATTGGAATGGTTTCATTCGATCCATCAGCGATACAATAGGGCTATTCATGTTTGAGTAAGCAACTCCGTGATAGCCTAACTTTACATCATTGGGATTGTCAGCATTGCGATATTGATAAGATTTTCTACCAATTCGGCAGTACTTATCATCTCCAATACGCACTCCTTCCCATACGTCAGTGATCCATTTGGTTTCTACCTCATAACCATCAAACATCATGATCTTTCTTGACTTTCCAAAACGATCTGTAGTAGACTTAGATTCAGTATAAGGCGGGATATAGAATCCTTCAGCGTCTACAATATCTACTTGCTTCTCATTGTAAGCATTCATGTACGTAATGAAGTATACTTTACGCAAGGATTTCCATTCTACATGATAAACATTCAATGTTTGAAGCTGAGGGTTATTGGTACCATACTGAGAAATCTCAGACTGTTTAACCGGAATACCAAAGAAGTATTGCTCAGGGTTAAAGTTAGCATGAGAATAAGCATTGCTACCAAGCCCCCATCCTCCATTCAATCGATCCTCTAGATCACGTAGATCTGTAGTCGATAAGTCATCTCCATACTGAGCAATGATCTCATTTAAGCTCATGGTAGTTTTATAACCCGCATAGTTACCATCCTGAATCCATTTGGTGTCAGGAGATTTGTCATAGATTAATCCTAATGGGTTAAGTATCTTTACAACGGGTTCTCCTCCTTCTATGCCAGTCCAGGCTCCTTCTATGCCAGCAATCAATCCATGCTTAAAGCCGTCATTCTTCTTGTCAAGAATGTTTTGGATAGTAGTTAAATAACGTAGAATTTTAGACCAAGTAATTTCTCTTTTCTGAGAACTAGTGGTAGATAAAGCACGTTCGATGTAATCAGGAGAAACAATACGATCAATCTTAGCCTGCATGTCCTGTTGAGCCTTTTCTTGTGCTTGAGCTTTCTGCTCTTCACTAAGATTAGGATCAGTAGATGCCTGCATTTGTTGATTGTAAGTTTCTACAATACTGTTAACTGCTTGTTCCAAGTAGTCACGAATAGCTTCATCTTTCTCAACTAACTTCTGACGAATGCCTTCTTCGGAAATGGTAACTACTGTATAATCAAAAGGACGTTTTAATTCTTCTCCTAAAAGGACTTGAATCTTATTGTAGGTTTTATTGTAAGGATATATCTCTTCCTTGAATTGTCCTACTTTTAGATCGAGTGGGTTACATTCACGTTCAAAATCCTTCTGATTAATGATGTTGTTATACAGTTGGTAATTGGACAACATTCGTGCATAATCGTTAAGCACATTTACTGTATTATCAGAAGTTCTAGTTTCGTGGTAAGCATTGATCAAATGTTGTTGACAAATGAAATCAATCATTCGTTTTGCCCACTCTTTGTCATTAGCCAATTTTTTAGACTCACTAACGCGTTGGGATAAATATTTTGTTTGTTCGTACATTGTTTAAAATTTTAAACTGGAGAAATCAATGGTAACATTTTTTAGTTTTGTCTTCGTTTCTTGATAGTTATCTCCTCCAATTAATCTATTAGATATTAAGAAAGACAGTGAGTTAGAATTGTATTCTCTAGAAGCAGCTTCAATGGAATTTTGGTACTGATTGTGTGTTTCATTCATTCCAATGATACACCCCATTAGTCCCATTACTCGGTCAAAGTTGCCCTCAAGGTCAAAAGATATTAATTCTTGTAATAGTGCTTTATCCCATATGCGATCTAAGTTTCTTACTATTCTACCATCTTCTTGTCCTCTCTCTTCTAATAACCAATCTCGAACATATTGAACTGCATCCATCTTTATTTTCCTATTGCTCATGGGGTAGCCATAAACAACAGCTTGACCTTTTCCGTCAAATGATGCTTTTTTATTGAATACAGTAGTAGGTTGTCTAGCTAGTAGATCGAGTCGTTTCATCTTCTCAAAATACTCTTTTACATTACCTACCATGTTCTCAAAATAGATAATGGCATTTCCATATAACATCGAAAGCTTTAATAAGTTCTCATTGATAGGGCCTCTGCCATCGTAAGGTCTAGATACATATGCAGCAACAATCTCATCGTGCCCGTATGTATTCCAGTATTTTTTAGTTTTTATTACATATGTTGCAGCAAAAGATTCGCCTGTTACTGAGTCTGTAGCAATAGGGTCATGCCCTATTAGATATAGATCTTTTGGCACTACACCTCCTTTGTCTGTAATAGGAAACTCGTAAATGACTACACAGCCATCTTTTGAAGGGCCATGCCAAGGATACTTATCAATAGCCGTTAAGCTATTGGTTGTATCTATTTCATAGCGTACTCCTCCTTTAGTATTGGAATCAAAATACAGTTGAACTTTCTTTTGCCAGTCTTCAGGTTTAACTTTTGAATCGAGTAAAGCCAATCTTTCCTTCATTTCTACAATCGGGAAATAATTCCCAGTCTTGGTAAGAAACATCTCAGAAGGCTTAATTGGACGGTACTGCATCTCCCGTTGAAGACGATCTTTAGATCCTTTATTACCTGCTAGTTTATCACGTTCTGTATGAATCTCACTTAGAGCAAGTCCCATTAAAGTCTTGCCAGAAGTATCCTTAGTGTTATTGAGGGCTAAGTAGGCAGGCATAAAGAAGCATATTTCTCCTTTATTCTCCCATATATCCTCAAACACAATACAGTCATACTTCTGTGGATTGTAGAATATATCTAGTGCAGGAACAATACCTTGATCCATAGATCCACCAGTACCCCACATAAACATAGATCCAAACTTCAATGAGCCGTCCTTCTGGTTGTCTACCATTGCAGCAAAGCATTCTAAGAAGTTAGGCCACATACCAATCTCTTCACACATAATTAACCCGTTACGAGATCCTTGTCCCGCAAAAGGATTATCCTTAAAGGTACGGTGACGGATAATGGATTTGGTACCAACATCTTCCCAAGTACCTTTTACTTTCTTTTTGTACTGAGCAG